ATTGAAACAAACGACATCGAGGCTGAGAGAAAACGACTGTATGCCAAGTGTTCCTGTGATGTGATATACTTTACTTATGAGACAATGAAATAGGTCGAAATATGAATGTTCATCAGACAGTTCCCCGTTCGGATTGTACCTCTTTCGCCAGATGTGGCAAGCACTCACTTGCCTATTGCCGAAAGTACGGTGCATCCGAATGTGGGTCATGTGAAATAGTGAAGCGGAAACCGAGAAACCGGGTGATGGTGGACGGAGTAGAACGTAAAGTGTGCAGCCGTTGCGGAAGATTGCTTTTGCTATCCTGCTTCTACGATAGAACGATTCACCGCAACGGGAAAGCATACCACATCAAAACATCATGGTGCAAGATGTGTGTATCTGAGGATAATAGGAAACGGAACAGAAGAAAGGAAAGCGAATGAATTTACAGTCAAAAATAGATTATTCCATAGCTCTACTTCATAAGAGTGAAAGAATGCATTCTAAAATTGGCAATTTGCTTATTTATAATTCTCAGTCCTAATACTTGGAAAATCAATAAGAAGAGATTGTTATATATTTTTATGTATTTAATAGTGTAATCTATTTCTGTGGTAATACGTTTGTTTCGTGGATCTTGTGCCCACTGTGTTTTTAAATCAGTGAGTATTCTTTTGGTTATCTCAAAATATTCTGGAAAATTTCTTAACTCAAAGCATGTTGCAATTTGTCTATCTAACATAATACGGTCTTTTCCTTCTTCGGGTTCGACTAGTTGTTTTATTAATAGATGATAAGTTTTGAATCTTAAATCTCTCTGGCTTAAATTTTTTTCCGTGATAAATTTGTATAATGGTACTATTACTCCAAAGAAAGATATAAAGATTCCTAATAACTTAATTAATAGGTCGCTATTTGTAAATTCCATGTCTTATAAAGTTTAGATATACAAAGTAAATAATAATAGTTGATATATGAAAGCAATAACCATAAAACAGCCGTGGGCATCTTTGATAGTCCACGGTATTAAAGACATCGAAAATCGAACTTGGCCGTGCCCTAAGAAGTATATCGGACAGAGGGTGCTGATACATTCAAGTGCCATCCCTGTGGAAATGATAAATCCTAATAGTGTATTCACAAGGCAACAATGGGACAGTTTCTCACTTGGATTTCAGAGAGAGATTATTTGCGGTGAGGGATATATAAATTCTGCTATCATTGGAAGTGTGGAGATAATAGACTGTGTGATAAATCATCCTTCTATTTGGGCAGAGAAGGGAGTTTATAATTGGCTACTTGCTAATCCTATCTTATTCCCTGAACCAATACCAGCTAAAGGTAAACTATCTCTTTGGGAATATGATAAAATTCAGGAACCCGTGTCAGATGGCGACCACAATGTTTGCATGTGTCATATATGTGTTGACGAGAAAACACAGGTTATGAGTATGGGAGATTATTTTGTCTGTCGGTATTGTGGTGGACGCTGGTATAAGTAAGGAATGCCAATTTGACATTCCTTATTATACTTGTGCTAATTTGATTCATCGAAAAGTACTGGATTTATTTTTAATGGCTTGCCGTTTGTAGTTTTGTTCTTTTGAATCTCATGAACAAACGAAATGTCCAAAGGGCATCTACTACTTCCCATACATAGTTTATATTTATTGCCATCCTGGATTATCTGTATTTTTGTATTGTCTATGGTAGCTTCAAATACTTGTCCCGATATCTTTTCAGGAGCAGGACATAGAGCTAAAGTTTTATCTATATGCGTAAACCCTAATTTACCTAAAATACATGAATTTAAAGGCAATCCCTGTATATCCTGAAGATGAACATAGGTTTTAAGACTCTTAGAAATTTCCGCAAATTCAATTTTATCTTCGAAGATATTTGTAACCTCTACGATCATTAGAGGTACTATACAGACCGCAGCACTTTGAACTCCTGAATAACCATAGCATAAGTTAGTTTGTACTATGTATCCAATCTCTAAATCTTTTTTTTCCATAATATAAAATTTAAATTTGACGTCACAAAAGTAACAATAATCTGGGCACGTTCTCCATTTTGATGACAAAGTTTTAAATGTGACAATTTATACTTCCCCTCGGAGACATGTCTTTTTAATCAAATAGAACAATAAAATATGAAAGCAGAAGATTTAATCAATAGCAACTCACTTATCAATATCGAGGTGATAGACGGGCAAACCGTAGTATTTACTGAAATAACCATGACTACCGTAAATATGGTACGATTGGAGGCAAAGCAATCTCCGTGGATAAGCGTTTAGGAACAGTTGCCGGAATTAAGGCAAAGGGCTTGATAACGGCATAGAAATAGTCTTGAAACAATTAAAAGAACGGCATGAACGACCAAGTGATTAATAAAGAAAAGATATTGCCAATGGTTACAAAAAAAGGCTATCTATCCCAGACAGCTAATCTTTGTTTAACCTTAAATCTAATACTATGAAAAACACATTACAAATGTACGGATTTGTGGGAGTTATGCAAATTATATCCCTTTGTTCAGCTTACTTATAACATGGTTTAGTAGGTAGGTGTATATGTTAACTATTAATGATTTAATTGTAAAATAAGGATTTGGAAAATCAGAATACCATTATCCTTTTACGTAAAAAGAGTGCTATATGTATTGAAAGCTTCTTTCAGTACTAATGATGGGTCAATTTCCGGTACTTCTTCTTTTGCAAAGTCTACTATTCCTATATTGATATTGATTATTGCTTTATATTCTTTATTGTAATAGGTGTACTCACCTTGTTCAAAATTGTGATAATCAGCTAATGCTATAAATATTTTCAAAATATACTCAGATTCTTCAATGCTGAAATTTGATTTATTAAGTTTATTTATAGCAGATTCCATATCCTTTATTGTGCTAAACATTGTCCGAATAAAATCGAAAACAACCAAATTGGGAAACATATATACTGGTACTCTCCTTCGCCCTATATAAACCAATCGATCTCCTTTAAAATCTTTATTAATATATTTCAGTAATGTTCTTATATTAATTGACCCATTTTTGACAAATGTGGATAATATACTACAGCAGATTATATGTGAATAATAGCCATTGTTATTTAGACCCACTTCTTGATCTGATTTGGTTGTTGCAAGAATATGTGCTATGGCTTTTATAATTTCATTTGTATTATTAAAATGGTATATTTCTTTACTATAGAATTTATCAATGTATCCATTGAAATCTACATTTATTCCATATTTGGCACTATAAATGTTTCTTATATTATCAATATCGCATACTAAAATTATTTTGTCAAATCCAAATTTATGCTCTTTAGTACCACAAAAATCATTATGTGCTGATAATATATTTAATATTCTAAAAATATGTTCAGGGTCGATACGGTCTAAATCATCAATAATGAGGACGATTTGCTTATTGGGACTATTATCGGTTTTGGTGCTTGATACAATAGAACGGATGATTTGAGTTATTGTATTATCTTCATAGATGCTTCCTTTCTCTATGCTAATGCTATCGAAGAATTTCTTGATATGGGATTCTTCATTTTTCGAATTATCTTTTGCATATGTTTCAATGTTTTCTTTCAGTGCGATACACCTGTCTATGATATCTGTGCCAAAGGTAACTTTTTCTGCTATAGAAAAAAAATTACCCCAAAAATCTTTAGGATGGTTTACCATATAAAAAAATGCCGCATTGCTTAATGATATTTTTTGTTTCTCAAAATCATAGGGAACTTTTTCTAATAACTGCATTAATATGTCCACTTTGATATACTCAAAAATATCTTCGTTATTAGCAACAGAGTAATTAATTGGGGTTAGATATATTCCAGTGTATTTGTCTTTGTGCTGATTAAAAAAATTATTTAGAAAATATGATTTGCCTATTCCAAAAGCTCCGGAAAAGATAATGTTCTCATTGTCTTTTTGTTTTAGGAAATCAGCAAAACGTTCGGTTTCTTTAGATATACTTATTTCCATTTTTATATTGATATTTGATTTGTTTCAAAGTTAATATCTTTTTTCATATTGAGCAAAACCTTCTGCCAAATCGTGTCAGTAACTTCTTTGATACCGGATAGTCCGTTCATGGATTATTCGGTATCTTTATTTTGTAAATCAAAATAATAAAGTATGTACGCAGTAAATCAGTATGATGCAATTGCAGAGAGTTACGATTCTCTGTTTAAAGATGAAGTCAGCATTGAGGAGAATAATAAGATAGCCTCGATGCTTTTTGATGTTCCCGGAATTATTCTTGATGTGGGATGTGGTACCGGATTATTCCTTGATATTCTGAAAGTATCTCCAGATGAATATTTCGGTATCGATCCGAGCAATAAGATGCTTGAAGTTTTTAGGAAGAAGCATCCCGGGTATTATAATCTATGCATCCCGTTTGAGATGTTCAACCTAAAGTTTATGGTATTCAATACCGTTGTCGCCCTGTTTGGTTCGGCCAGTTACATTGAAATCGAAGCGTTAACGGATATCCCCGAGGAGAAGAATTTGTTCCTTATGTTCTATAAAGAAACGTATCATCCGGTGACTTATGAACGTAGCGGTTGCGAATTGGAATATTATGAACATTCGAGGTGTGAGCTGGAACAAGGCTTTCCTCATTGTGAAGTAAAAGAGTTTGGTAACTATTATATCGTGACTAACGTATGATATTATATTCAGAACAAAATGTGTATGAAGCGGCGAAAGAACGCATAAGGCAGCTATTTTCTATAGGTGGCCGTCTGGGCGTTTGTTTTTCTGGAGGCAAAGATAGTACCGCTTTGCTGCATATCACTTTGGAAGTGGCACGTGAACTTGGTATTCGAAAGCTACCGGTTATGTTTCTTGACCAGGAATGTGAGTACACATATACAGTCGAGTATATGCGTTATGTTATGTCTTTGCCAGAAGTAGAGCCTATTTGGGTACAAGTACCATTCAGATTATGGAACGCTAATAGCGGTGATTGGTTTATTCCTTGGGAACCAGGAAAAGAATGGATGCGTGAAAAAGAGGATATTGCTTTCAAAGAGAATGTATATGATGCTGACAGATTTAAAGACATGTTCAACGCTATTGCATTTCATCACTTATGTTTCTTTGGGTGGTGTCCGTATTGAGGAATCTCCGGCCCGTCGTGCAGGATTAACAGGCAAGGAGACCCTCCCTGGTATGACATACGGAAAGCGTTGCAGTCATGGAGTAGTTATGTACCCTTTGTATGATTGGTCTTACCGCGATATCTGGTATTATATCTTCTCCAATCGGTTAAGATATAATAAAGCCTACAATTACATTTTCTCAAAAGAGCCGCTACGTTCGGCCAGGGTGTCCTCTCTGATTCATGAGAACAGTAATCAGAATATCCCTTACTTGCAGGAAATTGACCCGAAGGCATATAATGCCATGTACACCCGCATCCCCAATATTGGTACGACAAATCATCTTCTGTTGGATGCCTTTGAAGAGATACGTAATTATCCGAATTGTTTTAAGGATTGGCCGGAATATTTGAAGTATCTCATTGATAACATAGTGGCTGAGGATAAGAATAAAATCATTTTCTCCAATAATCTGAAGACAGTGATTACTAAAGTAGCAAATTGGTCTGATGTAGACCGTCTTGATATTTACCGCGCTTTTGCTCGTGGGATTATTACCGAAGACTTTGAACAGACAAAGTTAAATAACAGATTATTGGTTCATAAATCAAAGTATAAATATGGAAAGGCTAAAAGAAATAATCATCCGGATGCTTGATGAAACGCCGGACAAAATAAACTTTTTGAATGAAGTGAGGCAACTTCTATTTTCCTTGTCCCCGGAGAAAGTAAACCCGGTGGATCGTGTTCTTTGGGTTCCAATGGAAATGGTAAAGGCAAACAACTATAATCCTAATGCCGTGGCAAAGCAGGAAATGCAGTTGCTTTATACTTCCATTCGTGAAGATGGATATACTCAGCCTATCGTTACGATTTGGAGCGAGGAAGAGCAAAAATATATTATTGTAGACGGTTTTCACCGTAACCTCATTGCACGTATGTACAAGGATATTGCCCGACGGAATAGTGGTCGTCTCCCCATTGTGGTTATTGATAAGGATGTCAATGACCGTATGGCATCTACGGTCCGGCATAACCGGGCACGTGGTAAACATTCTGTTGACGGCATGACGAATATCATTTATAACATGATTAAAAATGGAGAGTCGGATGCAGTCATTTGTAAGAAGCTTGGCATGGAACCATTAGAGCTTGTAAAACTTAAGCACATCACCGGCTTTGCTAAGATGTTCAAGAACTACGAATACAGCAAAGCCATTAAAGAAATTATTCATCACACAGATTCAGCAGAGTTATGATTATGGATATACAGAATATTGCAATAGATAAAATCATTCCATATTGGAATAATGCCCGGAACAATAGCAAGGCTATCAAACCGGTAGAGGAATCAATCAAGAAGTTTGGCTTTAACCAACCGCTTGTAGTAGATAAGAATCTTGAAATCATTGTCGGCCATACACGATACTTTGCTCTCTTAAATCTTGGATATAAGGAAGTACCTTGTATAGTCGCTGATTTGGACGAAGAAAAGGCACGCCAGTATCGTATTGCTGATAATAAGACATCGGAGTTTGCATCATGGGATGAAGATAAACTGATACGTGAACTTAGGACTATGAATGTCCCTGCAGATATGCAAGATTTCTTTTTTGAGCCAATAGAGCAGTTACTCGGATTTGATGTAAACTTTACTCCGGCAGATGATTATGCAACAGAAGATATGCAAGCAGAGGAAGTACAGCGGGAGTTCAGTCAGGAAATGGAACGTCAAGAGAACGAGGCTTTCAAAAAGAAAACGGAACGTATTGAAGAGAACTTAGAGCAAGAGAAGACCGAATATATTGAAATGGCATGTCCCCATTGTGGAGAAATAATCAGAATGAAGAAGTGATATGGCAGCACCAACGGGAAATAAATTTTGGATGTTAAGGAGTAAGCATGGGAGAGATAAACTCTTTTCCACGCCGGAACTTTTGTGGGAAGCTGCATGTGAGTATTTCCAATGGTGCGATGAAAATCCTTGGCTTTCCAAAAAAGCTGTTCAAAAGACAGTTCCTGTGAAAAGAAAGAAAGGGAAGAAAGTGGAAACTGTTAATGAGCAGCAAGTGCAACAAGAAGTTTCCCCGACTTCCCGTCCATACTCCCTTACCGGATTTTGTATTTACGTAGGCGCTTCATCCAAATGGTGGAGCACCTTTCGTACGGAATGTAAAAATAAGAATGACGAAGATTTTTTAGAGGTCATCGCACGCGTGGAAGAAACAATCGAAACGCAGCAGTTTGAAGGTGCATGTGTCGGTGCTTTTAATGCGAATATCATTGCTCGTAAACTTGGGCTTGCGGATAAGCAGGAAGTAGATCATACGAATGCAGGGAAAGAGTTTAAGTCATTTTCATTTCTTCCATATACCAAAGAAGCGGAGAGTGTGAAGTGATGGGAGAGAGAGTCAACATAAAACAGCGTTTAGCCTATAACTATCTTCGTGACGATGTTACGAAGTTCTTATGTTATGGTGGTGCCGGTGGCGGTGGTAAGTCATGGCTCGGTTGTGAATGGCTGATGCAATGTTGCCATTATCTTCCCGAAACTCGTTGGTTTGCGGGGCGAAATAATCTCAAAGACAGTCGAGCATCTATAGCGGTGACATTTGTTAAAGTGGCTAACTCTCATGGCTATCCATATTATCACTTGACAAATGACGGTATCAAGTTCGATAATGGGAGTGAGATTATCTTTTTGGATTTGACATATTACCCCTATAAAGATCCGATGTATGAACGTTTCGGCTCCTTGGAATTTACGGGTGGATGGATCGAAGAGGCGGGTCAAGTGAATAGATTGGCCTTTGAAGTGTTACAGACCCGTATAGGGCGGCACTTGAATGATGTCTATAATGTTCCAGGGAAAATTCTTATTACTTGTAATCCCAAAAAGAATTGGTTATACGATAAATTTTATAAACCATGGAAAGAGCATAAGTTAAAAGATGGTTATGCTTTTGTACAGGCGTTGGTACAAGACAATCCATTTGCAACAGAAGACTATATAAACACTTTGAAAAATACTAATGATAAAGTAACGAAAGAGCGTTTGTATTTCGGCAATTGGGAATATGATAATGATCCGGCAGTACTTTGTGATTATGATGCCATTTGTGATTTATTTGTAAATGAGCATGTACAACCGGTAGGCTTATCAACAGGTTCTTCTGACCTTGCCATGAAAGGCCGAGACCGTTTTGTCAGTGGGCATTGGATAGGTAATGTATGCTATATCAGATTAGACCAGGAATACAGTACGGGCAAATCCATTGAAGCAGACCTTAAAAACATGATGATACAGTGGAGTATTCCACGCAGTATGATGATAGTTGATAGCGATGGGCTGGGGAGTTATCTTGAAAGTTATCTGAATGGTATCAAAGAATTTCATGGCGGTAATCGCCCGATTAATCCGGAGTTTGACAATCTGAAATCAGAGTGCGCTTTTAAGCTCGCAGAACTGATAAATAACCGACAGATAAGGATTATATGTACGGAAGCCCAAAGAGAGCGTATAATTGAAGAATTAGGAGTTTTAAAGCAAGACCATATAGATGCTGATACCCGAAAGAAAGGAATAATCAGTAAAGAGAAAATGAAAGAGATTCTTGGTCATTCTCCGGATTATCTTGATATGCTGATAATGGCAATGTTCTTCCGTATCAAGCCAATTCCCAAACGACCAAAAGCAAAATTAGGACAGATATGACAGTAAAAGAATTTTTGATATTAAGTGAGGTGGCAAGCAATGCTATTGAACTGTTGGAGCGGATAAGAAAGCTTCCAAAGCCGGACTTCATTTCGGGAGTTCGTTTGCCGGATAATCTGAATGATGCCACTATTGGGCAACTTATGGGGCTGCAATCTATATCAAGCGATATTGATTGCATAATGATGCCATGTCATGTCCTTTTGGGGTTATCGGTTGAACAAATAGAAGCATGTGAGGTAGAGGATGTTTTGGGCTTTTCCTCATGGGTTACTAAAGAGGTGGAACGGATAACCAAGCTGTTTGAAACAACGAGTGTGGCGCCTACTCCTGAGGAAAAACGTGCGGGTGTGGATCAGTTATCATTTGGCTTGTTTGGGTTGGTGGACTATTATGCAACCCGTATGGGAATTACTGACCATGAGCAGGTAGAAAGTGTTCCATGGGTCAGAGTGTATAAATGTCTTGATATGGATGCAGAGAAGATAAGATATGAACGAAGATTACGTAAAATTTATCAAGATAATAACAAATGAACACAAGTGTAGAGAGGAAAATAGCGTCTGTTGCAGAAAAGCTGAAAGACATAACCTATTTGTTTGATAACTGGGCGACGGCTAACGTCCGGTTGGATAAAATGCCATTACCGGCTATGGTTAACTTACTGCCTGTATCCGGTAAGTTCGTTATATCCAGAACACAGTTGAAGGATTGCCCTAACTGTATGATAGCATTTGCAGATAAGACAAGGTTTGATTTCGACGGGGTGGAGAATGATAAGGTTATTGAGAGGTGCAAAGGATATGCCGTACAGTTTATCAAAGAACTGAATAAAAGCGGACTGTTTGAGTGGGTGAGTGATGAAGTACCTTACTCCATATTTTACGATAAGTTGGATGTGAATGTTACTGGGATAATGATAGAATTGAAACTTAAAGAGGTTCAAGGAGTACCTATGTGTTAGTTATGGAAGATAGGAGAAAAGAAATAAAAGGTATTCTGATTGAGGAGTTGGACAGTCTTCGGCAACGTATCATTGAGAATCATATACGGGCTGGGCAGCGTGCAAGTGGAAGGACTATCAAAAGCTTGCATGTTGTGGTAGATGATAATCATGGCTTCTTGTTTGGTAGGCAGGCTTTCGGCGTATTGGAAACGGGACGCAGACCGGGGAAAGTTCCTAAAGGATTTTATAAGATTATCCGGCAGTGGATGATGGATAAGGGGATTCAAGTAGAGAAGCCTAAGTCTTTTGCATACCTCGTAGCTCGGAAAATAGCTCGAGAAGGTACTGAACTATATCGGACAGGAAAGCATGAGGACATATATTCAAAAGATATTGAACTAACAATACAAAATATAATGAATCGTGTATTTGGTATTTTCTCAAAGGATGTACAACATATAAATTTGAATAACAATGCGAACAGCAATATTTGAAAATAATCATCAGATATGGTATCCTGATGCTGTGTGCTTCTGTTTTAATCCACAAGAGATAACAGTTCAAACTAATAATACAGTGACTATCAGCATTGCGGCCAATGGGAAAAAATATACAGATGTAAGGAGTTCTTATTCAGGAAAAGTATATGCTGATATTTCGTGTTATATGCGTTCTTTCTTTTCTGTTGATACTTCATTGTTACAGTCAATTCGAGTGTCGGTAACGGTTTCTACGAGTGTTGATAATTTTAGTTTTACTACTGATAGTATTTGGGGAGCAATTAATATTGGTGAGGTATTTAATGCACCTCGTGTAGTGAGATGGTTCCGAAAGTTTCCTTTTACTTTCTCATTGTTTGTGGCTGAGGGAGCGACTGTTCGCTTTCGTTATGACCAAAATAGATATGTTACAAAAAACTTATCCGCAGGATTAAATCACATCAATGTTGCAGGATTGGTTCCGTCAGCTAAAGATTTTGCGGTAATTCGTCTGGATGAGGATTTGCCTGCCAGTACATTTGAATACACGTTTGATAATACGTTTACTCCGATAGGTGATGGGGCTGTTATAAATAGGTTGGTAGTAGATTCTTCAGAGTGTGGTATTTATCTTCGTTGGATAGATAGACATGGTTTTTATCAGTATTGGTTGTTCCAGATTGGGGACAATATATTGCAGGTAAGTACAAATGGTGAATTGCTCTATCAAACTTTTTCGGACAACAAATATGCTTATTATGGGGTATCACGTCAATCTAAGAAAATGCAGAAATCTATAAAGGCTTGTGCTACACTTATAGATCAGGACACATTTGATATGTTGTCTACTTTACATACATCTCCTTTAATTGATTTGTATCATGAGGGGAAATGGTTCCCTGTAAGATTGGCAACGGGAACAGTGAATCATCTACGGAAACCTCTACAGGATTTTGAAATTGAGATAATGTTACCAGAAATAATATCACAGATCTTATGAAAAAAGAATTATTTATTGATGGTGTAAAGGTTGATTTGGGAGAGGATACAAAAATCACATTAAATCTTAAAAGCAATTTGTTTTCTGATTTAGGTAAAATTGTCAGTAATAATAGCTATACGATAAAACTACCCAAAACAGTACATAATCAACGTATCATAGAACATGCTGATATGCCTTCATGTAGTACTGGGTACCCAAGAAAATACCACCAAGCAAGATATTTCCGTAACGGAGTAGAGATAATCTCAAATGCCAAGGCTGTACTCCTATCGGTTTCTGATACCATTGATATTGCCATTACATGGGGAAATATAACGGTATTGGCAGGTATCGTAGAGAATAATAAATCTCTGAATGAACTTGTTGATAATGGTTATTATATGACTTGGAGGCGAGAAATCAGTAATTATCAATATTGGAATTCCTTTATTGTTTCTGATATGAATATGGGGATAAGAAGCTTTGATACTTTAAACTATGTGCATCCCAGTGTAAGGGTTCGTTGGATATTAGACCGTATATCCGCTGATAATGAACTTGGCTTTTTATTCTCAAATGATATTGTGGAAAGATATATTAGCAAGTTGATTGTTCCATTATTGACGCGTCATGGTCGAGGGTTTGATGTAAATAATCAATTTGGATTGGCTGCGAGATATAATAACGGAGTAAGATATGACTATTACTTGACTGCAATATTGAAAGATGCCTATGCTAATAGTTTTTTGGCGGTAATCAATGCCGGTACCAGTAATTCGGGAATAAAAATTCTCAAAGAAAGTACTAAGATTAGAATATCGGCAAGAATGTTTTTTGATTTTGCTAGTACGGTTCCGGTAAATCCTGCTTTTGTGGTATATAAAGTGATGGATGGGAGAGCTGAAGAAGTGTTTTCTGCTGATGCTTCTGAATTACAAGGAAAAGGTGGGCAGACTTGGACTGCGTATTTTGATTTTGAGGATGAAACATCTGCATTATCAGAGGGGGATATTATTTATTGTGCTTTCCGTGATACGGGATATTTTGTTAATAATTGGGGAACAGATTCTTTTTCTCTTACTTTAGCACCCTATATTGACGAAGCGATAGTAGAGGGGCAGGGGAGCGATGGGTATTACCCCATAATACCCAATCTGCCGGATATAAAGCAGGTTGATTTTATTAAAACGATTGCTGCAATATCCGGAACATTTGTAGTCGTCGTTAACGATACTACTTTGGGCTTTTTTCTGTGGATGATATTATATCGAATCGAAATAAGGCATACGATTGGACGCGTAAAGTGGTTGCTCCTTTCAAAGAAAATAAACCACAAGAAATTAGTTACTCGCTTGAAGATTTTGCGCAAAAGAATTTACTTACATGGAAAGAAGATAATACAGTAAAGGGTGATTATAATAGTGCCTTGTATGTGAAAGATGAAACAATTGAGGTTGAACGTACTGCTATTGAACTTCCATTTGCCGCCACTGATATGTCTTTTGGCAGAGCTTCTATTCCATTGTATGAATATTCCGGTAGTGAGACTGTTGGGAAAATGAATAGTGTAGAGCCACGGTTATTGGTTGAGGTGGATAATAACGGAAAGTCTAAAGCGTCATTCGAAGGGTTGAGGTGGGACACTTTGGTAAACAGAAATTATGAATCATACCAGAAAATTATTCGTAATCCGATTGTGATTAGCGAAAAGGTTGAAATTAGTGATATTGAGTTGAAAGAGTTAGATGTGACTATTCCTGTTTATTTAGGTCAATATGGTAGATATTATGCTATATTATCTGTAAAGGCAGAAGATACGGGGATATGTGAGTGTAAATTATTGCAATTGGAAGTGTAACTATGGAAAATGTAGAAGAAAGAGTACTGGATATCCGGGTGAGATATGACGATGCTATCCGAAAAATAGCAGAATATCGTACTCAGTTGGATGTTTTACATCAAGTTGAGAAAACGCTTAAAGAGGATTTAAAGGCGGGGCGTATCAGCCGTGAAAAGTATAATCTGAAATTAACTGAAAATAAGGTTGCCGCTCAAAAATACACAGATGCCATTCGTGTTTTGAATAAACACATTCAAAATGAATATAAGGAGCAAACAGAGCTTGAAGGTAGCTTGGTTAGATTACGTGCAGAGCTTTCTAATCTGACTGCTTCTTATGACAGGTTAAGCCGTGCAGAACGTAACAGTGCCAGAGGTAAAGAGATTCAAGATAAGATAAATGCTATTACCGATGAATTGAAAGAAGCGGAAGAAGGCACGCAACGCTTCTATCGGAATGTCGGCAACTATGAGGAAACTTTGAAAAGATTTGTAGGTATCAATAATGACTTTGCAAACTCCTTGTTGAACATCGCCCAGAACTCAAACGGAGTGAAAGGATTTTTCTCCAATATGAAGGTGGAAGCATCTGCTTTAGGTTCAACACTAAAAGCATTATTGAAGAATCCGGTATTTATGAGTATCGCAGGTGTGGCTGGAGTTAGCTTTGCTTTCAAATGGTGGTATGACTACAATAAGGGGATAAAGGAAGCTACTAAATTAACGAAGCAATTTACGGATAAGTCCGGTGATGACTTGAAAATCTATCGGAGTGAAGTACAAGCTTTGGCTGATTACTACAGTAAAGATTTCCGGGATATGTTGACTGCTATTAATTCCGTAGAAAAGCAGTTTGGCATATCTTCTGATGAAGCGTTGAAAGTAATCAAAGATGGTTTCATTGCCGGGGCGGATGCAAATGGAGAGTTTCTATCTGCTTTGAAAGAATATCCGGCGTACTTCAAAGAGGCTGGTATATCTGCGGATCAGTTTGTTGCTATTGTTGCAGAAACCAATAAGCAGGGTGTTTTCTCTGATAAGGGAATTGATACTATCAAAGAGGCGAACACCCGGCTTCGGGAAATGACTACATCAACGGCCAGTGCATTGGATGGTATCGGTATCAGCTCTAAACAAGTTCAGGAAGATTTGCAGACAGGAGCAAAGACTACTTTTCAAATCATGCAGGAAGTATCTGCCAAATTGGATGAACTACCGGAAAGCAGTGCGGTGGTTGGAACCGCAATAGCCGATATCTTTGGCGGTCCGGGAGAAGATGCCGGCTTACAATATATCCGCACCTTGAAAGATATTTCTGTGAATTTGGATGAAGTCAAGGGTAAGACCGGGGAATTGGGTAAAGTGGAAGATGATTTGCTTGCTTCCCAAGCGGAGCTAACGAAAGAGGTCGCTTTGCTTTTTGATGCTACCGGCAGCTCATTTGAAAAGATGACGGCTAAGGTTGAGACTTTTGTTAATGACGTTTTATCCTCTTTGATTAAAGATGTACGAACTTTGTTTGAATCGGTAGAGGATATAACGGAACGGGAAACAAAAGCGGCAGTTGAGCTTGGAAAGAATGTTGCAGAGGCTAATGTCGGAGATGAATATGCCAAGATAGAGGCGGCACGGGCTCGGTATGTGAAAGCGGGGCTTTCAGAGGAAGCAGCTATGAAAAAAGCCAAAGAAGAAAGACTGCAGATGCTGAACTTATCCCTGAAGCAGGAAGAAGAATACTTGCAGGAAACTGTTGCCATCAATGAGAAATACAATAAAGAACTGCGGGATGCTTCATTCTGGCGTCAAGGAATTGGTAAAGACCGTTCCAATGCAGTCATAAACAAGGATATTGCTTCTTCATGGAATAATCGCATGGCACAGTTGTCGGCTGTGGAGTCCAGGAAAGAGACTATTAACTTGGTGTCTTCATATACTGGAGATGCCGATAAAAAGAAAACGCCAATTGTAGACCCTAAAGCTGTGGCCGAAGCTCTAAAAATCAAAAAGAAAGAGCTGCAAGAGATACGTAAGGCTGAAGATGAAATGCTAAAACTCATTAAAGATAGCCGGGAAAAGCAGACACAAGAAATAGAATATGAGTACAGCCGGCAAATTGAAGACTTGAAAATCCGTTTGGAGACCGAAAAGGACTTGACACCTCGTGCCAAAGATGAAATCGGAAAACAGATTCTTTCTCTTGAGCAACAGAAAACTATTGCTTTACAAAAGCTCTCTGATGAAGAACTGAAAAAGGATATTGAAAATCGGCAGAAGCTTATCGCCTTGCAGCTTGATTCTGTAAAGGCTGGTAGTGAGCAGGAGTATCAACTAAAGATGCAGCAACTCGTAGCCCAACGTGATGCAGAGCTCCAGCAGAAGGAGCTAACAGAGCAGATGAAACTTGCTATCGTGGAGAAGTATAACAAGAAAATTGATGATTTATCAAAACAGCATGACAATGCTGTAATTAAGAAGCAAGAGGATGCAATGAAACTTCGCTTTGAAACTGAGATAGCCCAAGCATATGGTAATGAGCGGGAGATTCTCCGTATTAAGATGGAACAGAAGCTTGCAGAGTTGAATGCTATGCAGCAACTTGAGGGGGAAAGTATAGAAGCTTTTAATTTGCGTAAACTTCAGGCTCAAAATGAATATAATGATGCAAAAAAAAATGTTGCAGATAAAGAAATAGCTATTGAACAAGCCAAATATGATGCTATGGCTACTGTTACAAATGGACTTATTGCTTTGACAGATGAGATAGGCAATCAAGACCGTAACTTTGCCATTGCAAGCAAGGCTTTGGCTCTTGCTGAAATTGCTATCAATACTGGTAAAGCCATTTCTAAAATGATTTCTGCTGAAGCTGGTAAGGGAGTCGTTGGACTTGGTACAATGGCAAGTGGTATAGCTACTATACTTTCTAACATTGCGGCTGCCATTTCTACGGTAAAAAGTGCTAAATTTGCACAGGGTGGTTCAGTAGTAGGCCCGGGTTCGGGCACAAGTGACTCTATACCGGCAATGTTATCCAATGGTGAAAGTGTAATGACAGCCGCTGCGACTTCTATGTTTGCGCCGTTATTATCGGCCTTTAACCAAATGGGTGGTGGTATTCCTATCAACGTAACAACCTCATCCAATCAGGCAACGGGTGAGGATATGCTTGCAAAAGCTGTTGCAAGAGGTATGATGATGGCTCCGCCACCGGTATTGTCCGTAGAGGAATTTACTTCTGTTGCAGATAGAGTAAAGTATGTCGAGAATCTTGGTAGTGTATGAATGCGTATGAGTTATTAATTCTGAATAGGAACATCCTCCAAGCAATGGATGGTGTTTCTCTTGATGTTGGGGATGTGAAATATATTCCCGTATATCAAGATTATGTTCGCTTATCACAGGAAGGACATAAAAAAACTTATATCATGCAATATTTATCTGATGAGTATAATATTGCAGAAAGGACAATTTATCGAATCATTGATAAATTTTCAACTACAGTTAATATCTGA